AATAATTTGATGTTACAAAGTCACCAGTACCAATATCTAGGAAGTCGTGACCAGTTAAACGAACATTTGAAAAAGACCTTGTTACAGTTGTTGCTGTATTATCTGCTATAGCGTTTGCATTTGTAACACTAGCTGTTAAACGCACAAGAGCTGTTTGAGCAGATGTATTTGTTTCTGAAACAGCAGATACTCTGTAGTATGTTGAATCTCCTGCAAATTGAATATTAGAACCAACTTTAATTACATTTGCACTACCTAATGTTCCGTCAGATGAATCAACTGCAATTAAGGCACCTTGTTGACCTGTTTGAGCAGCCGTACTATCTCCTAATGAACTATCTAAATTAACTTGATAAGTTGAACTATTATCTTTTGTTATAGTTACTACTTCACCTTGTTGGAAGTTACCACTTCTACCTGTAATATGGAAAAAATCTAATGATATATTTGTTCTAATAATTGTTGCTGTTGCACCTGATGTAACACCAACAATTGCAGCTGCTGTAGGTGTTCCTGAAGTTGTTACTGTATCTGATACATCACTTTCTGTAGCTGCGCCAACAAATGTTGTAGAATTATATTTTAAAATTTCACCACGAGATACAACTGAAACTGGTGTTTCTGTAGCAAGTGTTCCTGTTGCCTCAGCACCATATTCTCCATAAGCAGATGAACAGTTTAGACCTCTAATAAATCCACCTGATTGTGCGTAAAATGACTTATCACAATAATAAGTAAAGACTGAAACCATCTCACCACGACCACCACCTAATGCATGAACACCACGACCATCAGAGTTAATTTGTGTAAAGTCATTTGCAAGAATTGATTTGTTACCTTGAGGTGCTGATAAATTTTCATGTAGGTGACCGTCAATTTGTATACCTGTTGCACCAGCATTTGATGATGTACAATCTTGTATATAAGGTGAAGCAGTTGAAATTTTGCCATCGGGGTCTAATGAAACAACTGCCGCTTTACCTGTACCACCAGCACCTGGTGTTCCTGTCAAACCTTTAAATGTAAATAAAGTTACATTTGTTAAATTGTTTGTAATTAACATGTTACTAGCGTCATTATTTTCTAACGCTGTAATTGTCATTGTTAAATCTGAACTTGAACCTAAATCTGTACCTGCAATTGTTATTGTATTACCAACAACATATCCATAACCACCGTTATAGATTGTAACTGAAGGAGCTGATGAACCATCTGTTGTTACATTTGCCACAAATCCACCACCACTACCATTTGTAGAAGATTGGTGTACATATGTGTATGTTCCTGGAGTACCGCCTGTACCACCTGTGATTGAACCAACAGTTTTTACTTGATGACCTGTTCCTGAAGCTGGTCTAATTTCTGTGCCTCTTAAACTTTCACCTCTTAATGTTACACCTGCTGGAATTCTTAAAGGTAAAGTTTCTCTATAAACTCCGTTTTTAACATAAACAACATCACCAACTGAAGCAGAAACAACATTAATTGTAATATCTGAAGCGCCACCTAATTGTACTGAACTATCTGGAGCAATGTTACCAAATGTAATTGTATTACCAGCTGCGTGGCCTGAACCACCATTTGTAATAACAACTGTAGGTGTTGAAGAACCATCAACTACAACTCTTGCTGTTGCACCTGTACCTGCACCATTTGTAGCAGTTTGTAAAACATCATAAGTACCTGGAACACCACCAGTACCACCTAAAACAGTATCAAAATCAACTACATCACCTGAAGAGGCTTGCGATAACGCATAGTAAATCGTTTTGTAAGGTAAATATTGAGTACCTGGATTTGAGTTTGAACCAGAGTTAGAAACATAAAGTACATTTTTACCTTCAGCACTTGACCAAACCGGGTCAGTACCATCTGTAGTTAAAACTGAACCAGAATTACCAATAGGTAATCTAACAGCACCCGAGGCACCTTGAATTAATAAATCACCTCTTGTAGATAATACAGCAGTTTCAGAACCTTGAGCAAGTAACTGCCATTTTGTACCATCTGTATCTGGTTGAACATTTTGAATTCTATCTTGTATTGCAAGATAAGTTGATGAGGTATATCTTACTACATCACCAATATTATAAATTGTAGAAGAATTATAACCACCTGATTGAAAATCAAAACCTTTTACAACTAAATCCCAATAAGTTGAGTTTACTGTTCCGTTTGTATTTGACGGATAATAATTTGTATGATTTGTTTTAGCAACATAAGAATTACCACCAGATTGAACAACATCTCCAGTTTTATAAGCTGTGCCGTGAGAGTATGTACCTGTGTTATTATAACCTGTAGTTATTACATCCCAATATGCATTATCTGTCGGTGTATTACCTGAACTAGGAGTATTATTTACATAAACATAAGTGTAACCACCATACGATACTACATCACCATCTTGATAAACTGTGCTAACATCATAAGTATCTTCCCATTGTAAACCCTCGTTAAAAACAGCAAATTTTGAGGGGTCAAAAGTACCTGTTGATGTGTGTTGAGTTGTAACTCTATATTGAAATGCACCATATTTTACAAGGTCATTTAGTTTATATGAAACTGAACCAGCCCAATCACCTTTAAAAAATAATCCTTCAGTATGAATTTGCCAATATGAATTTGAATTTAAGTCTGTATAAAATGCTTCAGTTGTTGAAGCTGATGTATGATTAACAATAGCAACATATGTATTACCGCCATACTTTACAATATCATCAATTAAATAGGCTGTAGAAGCAGTCCAATCGCCTCGCCATTTAAATTTTAATCTTCCTAATACAAAATCTGCCATGTTTTTACCTTAATTCCATATATTTATACTACACCGACCATGATGTTGAATTAACAATTGCAGCTCCATCATAAGCTGCAAATTCACTATCTAATACATCATCTGGAAAGTTTGTTTCATCTACCGGCATTTTTTTGTTTTCTACTCTAACAAGTTTTCCATCACTATTTAATTTGTAATGGTTTCTTCCACTTTCAAACTTATATTGTTGAAAAGTGTCAGTTGATTCGTTTTTATATTCTTTTTTTATTACTCTAACAAATATTTCAGCTGCATTATGTGGTGCTCTAACAAATGTTATAGTAGTGCCTGATAATGTATAATCTGTTGTCGCTGTCATTCTAACTCTATCTACAAATATTGCTAATTGGTCTGCTTCTCTACCTGTATCAGATAATGTAAATGTGGTAGTTGAAGCGTCTCCAGAAAAAGTTTGGTCTTTTCCTGAAATGTATTGTTCTTCAACTGCAACAAAATCAGCGTCGCTAGTTAATTCAGTTGTGCCACCATCATTGCTAAAAGTACCTACATTTTTATCTCTTAATGTATAGTATAATTTACCGTCTTGTGTTCTTCTTAATCCGTGGAATGTTTCACTAAACATATTATTGCCACGACCACCTGAATTAACAACATGATTATTAATTGCCATTAACTAATCTCCAATATACTTACATATGCTTCTACATCAACAGATGAACTATCTGGATTAGGGTCAGCATAAATTCTTATCTTGTCATTATTTTCTAAATTGATAGGTTTATCTAAAACTAATGTATTGTTTACATCAACCTCTAAACTTCTACCTACATGTCTAAAAGTTGAACCACCATCAATTGTAACTTTAACATTTACTTTTGCAACATTTGTAGCACTTAAATTAGAAATATATACTGCATGAATAACAGCAGTTACACCTGAGCCAGTAGCTGTGTAAATATCTCCTGTTGAATCATCTAGTAAGCCAACATCAAGACCTGCATTTTTAAATGTGCTTGCCACAATTATCCTCCAAATACTATACTAAAAGCAAGATTATCACCTTCAGTTGCTAAAACACCTGATTGATTAGGTAATGTAAGTGTTCTATCAGCAGTTGGTTCTGTAACATTTAAAAAAGTTTCATAAGCATTTTCTAAATTACCTTCAAATACTAATTGAGAACCATTTAAGACAATATTATTAGTAGTTACATTTTTTGAACCACTTGTAATATCTTGTAAAGTAGCCGCACCTGCACCACCAACTTCTACAACACTATTGTCCGACTTTTTAGTATAAAATTTACCATCGGTAACATTCATTGCTAATTCACCTACAGCTAATGCACCAGCTGTTGGTATTGCTGAAGCCGTTTCACTTCTTTTTGGTTTTATTACCGTTGTCATTATTTACAATGTTTTTTAATTTGTTTAATTAATTTATCTTTAGTAAGTCGTCTGTCTAATTCAACACCAACTTTTCTACCTAATTTTTCTAATTCTTTTTTTGTTTTTGTTTTAAGATTTTTTAAATCAATCTCTTGTTCTTTTTTTAATACTAAAGGTTTCATATAAGGTTTAGTAATAAAATTTTTAATTCTTGTCCATAGTTTCATTAGAATGAACCTCCGTCAACCGTTGTTATTGATACATCTCCTGATGAGACCGTAAAGTTC